AGCGGTGATCAAGCCTGAGACGTTCCTGAGCGAAGAGATGTGAATGGGGCGTGATGGTCCGTGTGCGGGGTGCTTTCGACTTACAAACAAAGAGTTGCTTGGTGAAGCTCTGAAGAAGTCTTAGGCGCTCCAAAAACGATTTTGAAGTATAGTTTCCCCTTTTCGTAAGAGATTAAAGTGAAGGAATTAAGAATAGAATAGGGGATATAAGGGGGAAACTTGACTGGAAAATGGAAAATGGATCGGTGATGGAAAGGAATGTGTTATGAGCTTCTGGTGGCACTTGGTTCTGGTTGGCGTGCCTTGGGCATTGTCCTTGTTGTTGCTTGTATTTTGGCTCTGGCTCATTGATCAGGAGGATGATCTTGATTGAACGTGATCTGCGCAAAATCGTCACAAAGCGATGGGACGGTTGGTTGGATTGGTTGGAGCCGCGTGGCGCTGCCGGCATTGGTCGTCCCGATACTGACTTGTTCGTTGATGGCGCGATCGTTCCTGTTGAGCTTAAGACTGGCTTGATGGTTGAGGCAGACGGGACTGGAGCTTGGTTCCTCCCGCGCAAGATCAGGGCTGATCAGATCAGCTGGGCCCAAAGGTTCAAGAATGCTGGGGGATTGTCATTGTGGATGATTGCCGACACGCCTGAGACTATCTGGTTGGCCCATAACTTGGTCGATCACCGTCAGAACTACAAGCAGTTCTTGTTTGAGAAGGCGATGCGGATTGATGAGTTGAAGCTGTCTGAACATATACGTGAATTTGTTGCTGAGCTGCGCCGAAATTGATTCACTTTACTATGACGCCCAACTGGAGCGATAAGGCGAACACGCCTCACAGCGTTCAGACGGGAAACAATCTGCGGTGGCAAAGAAGTATGTCAGATCGCCGGACAGGCCTTCAAGCGGTCACAAGCCGTGGCAGTTCAAGCCGGGACAATCAGGCAACCCTGCTGGGCGTCCGAAGAGGGCAGCTCACCTAGCCATCAAGGCTTCGCAGTTCGATGACGACATCATCCAGATGCTCATCAACATTATGAAGGACCCAGGTGCCCCTCGCAGGGACAAGATGGAAGCGGCCAAGATCATGCTTGACCGTGGCTTCGGCAAACCGGCCCAAAGCATCATCCTTGCTGGCGATCCTGACGCGCCGATCACGACCACTGACTTGACCCCTGAGCAGTATGCCGACATTGTCGCTGCTGCGAAGGAGGTTGATGATGAGTATTGACAGCGGCGAAGAGTTCGATGCTGTCTGGCACGCGACCAAGGCCAAGCTGCTCAATGACTTTTACTTCTTCTGCCGCTATGCTTTCAAGAAGCAGACTGGCCAAAAGTGGAAGCGCAACTGGCACCACAAGACGATCTGCGACAAGCTCCAAGCTGTCTACAATGGCGACATCACGCGCCTCATCATCAACATTCCACCGCGCTACAGCAAGACTGAGATCGCGGTCATTATGTTCATCGCTTGGTGTCTTGCGAAGGAGAGTGACTGCGAGTTCATTCATGCCAGCTACTCGGCACGACTTGCGGCAAGCAATAGCTACAAGGCACGCAACATCGTTGCCAGCGATTGGTACCAGCAGTTCTTCCCGAACACCAAGATTGCCTACGGATCGAACGCAAAGGACGATTGGCGCACGACCTCTGGCGGGGTGATGTACTCGACTGGCGCAGAGGGCACCATCACTGGATATGGCGCAGGGAAGATGAGCAGGGACACGTTTGGTGGGGCGATCATCATCGATGATCCTCACAAGGCTGGCGAGGCGACAAGTGACACAGTGCGCCAGTCGGTGCTCGATTGGTATGATGTCACGATGAAGTCGCGCACCAACAATCCCACGACCACACCGATCATCGTTATCATGCAGAGGCTCCATGAGAGCGATCTGGCCGGTTGGCTCCTTGGCGGCGGGACGGGAGAGGCTTGGGACCACCTGTGTATACCTGCTGTCAATGACAATGATGAGGCTCTCTGGCCTGAGAAGCACAGCCGGGAGCAACTGCGTGCCCTTGAGAAAGCCAATGCCTATGTCTATGCCGGGCAGTATGGTCAGCGGCCAGCACCGTTGGGCGGCGGCATCTTCAAGGACGAATGGTGGAAATACTACAACCCAGCCGCGCTCCCAGTCAAGTTCAAGCGGATCGTCCAGAGCTGGGACACTGCCTTCAAAGACAAGCAAACGAATGACCCAAGCAGCTGCACCACATGGGGCGAAACCATGGATGGTGATTACTTGCTGTTGGATCGCTTCAACAAGCGCATGCAGTTCCCAGAGCTTCGGCGGATGGCCGTGAGCCTCTTCCTGAAGTGGAACCCAAATAGCGTACTGGTTGAAGACAAGGCCAGCGGCCAGTCATTGATCCAAGACCTCAAGCTGCCGATCGAATATGAGGGCAAGACCTATCGCTTGCCGATTGTCCCAGTTAAGGTTGATACTGACAAGGCCAGCCGTGCCTTCGCAGTCACTGGCCTAGTCGAGAGCGGAATGGTCAAGTTGCCCCAGCACGCGGCTTGGTTGGAAGAGTACACTGGCCAAATGGGCAGCTTCCCGAATGCGACGCACGATGACGATGTGGACAGCACTACACAGGCGCTGAACTATCTTCACCACACGAAGAGCAGCAAGGGCCTAATCGAGTATTACAGGCAGGAAGTTGAGAAGCTCCAGCAACAGAAGGAAGCAGCATAATGGCCTCAACTGAAGGCAGCTTTGACATGCCGGGTGCGCCGATGAACTCTGGCAACCCGGTCAAGACGCCTGTCGATGCCAGTGTGCTCTCCCGGATCGTCCGTGGTGCGCGCTACATCTTGACAGGCAATCAAGAGGCTTGGCTTGGCCCCGGCCAGCCGCTTGCGCCGATCGCTGACGATCCCAGCCAGATGACGCGCGGGCGCATATTCAACTTCGCTCCGCAGTACAATACCAACACAAAGCCCAAGCGCGGCGAAGGCTCGACATTCGATGACTTGCGCGGTCTGGCCGACAACTATGACCTCGTGCGGTTGGCCATCGAGACGCGCAAGAACCAGATGGCCAGTCAGCAGATTGACTTCGCCTTCCGGGACAAGGCCAAGAAGGGTGATGATGATCGGATCGTCATGCTGCGTGAGTTCTTCCGCTACCCTGACAAGATGAACGACTGGGAGACTTGGCTGCGCATGCTCCTTGAGGACATGCTCGTGATCGACGCGGCCACGCTCTATCCGCGCCTGACGCGCGGCGGTGAGCTGTACTCCCTTGACCCGATCGATGGTGCGACGGTCAACCGGGTGCTTGATGGCTATGGCCGGACACCGATGGCTCCTGATCCGGCTTATCAGCAGATATTCAACGGCATGCCTGCGGTTGACTACACGTATGATGAACTGATCTATCGTCCACGCAATCTGCGAACGAATAGGGTGTATGGCTTCTCGCCCACTGAGCAAGTCGTCACCACAATCAATATCGCTCTTCGGCGGCAGCTTCACCAGCTGCAGTATTACACCGAAGGCAACTTGCCTGATTCACTCTTCACCACCCCAGAAACTTGGACACCGGACGATGTGCGCCAGTTTCAGGAATGGTGGGACAGCACCACGACTGGACAGGTCAAGAGCAAAGGTCGCTTCCTCCCGGATGGCGTCACAGTCATTGACACGAAGCAGGCGGCATTCGGCAAAGATGACCAAGTGATGAACGAATGGCTGGCGCGGATCGTCTGCTATTGCTTCGATGTGTCGCCAACTCAGCTGACGATCACGAACAATCGAGCAACTAGTGACACCCAGAAGGAGACATCAGAGAGCGAAGGATTGGCGCCAACAAAGCAGTGGGTCAAGAACCTGATTGATTTTATCGTGTCCAAATACTTTGGCTTTGATGACATCGAGCTCAAGTATGTCGATCCCAATGTCATTGATCCTTTGATCAAGGCTCAGGTGGACAAGTTGTATGTTGACATGGGTGCTCTGGACCCAGAAGAAGTTCGCAATGAGCTTGGCCACGATCCCTTCACAGATGAGCAGCGAGAGCGGATTGCCGCCAGCAAGGCTCCAGCCTTCCCCTTCGGCAGCGATCCCGGCGCAGCCCAAGGGACACCCCCAGCGGAAGATGGCGTGGTCGCGCAAGGTGCGCCGAATGCCGCTGGGGGTGAGCAGCCGCCGAAGGAGCCGAAGCCCAAGGACGACCAGCCGGTGATCGGCAAGCTCGAAATCCACATGGGGGACACTCTGGTGGAGATGGCCCCAACGACCATCAAGGCCAACTTCTCGAATGGCCGGGTGAGCGAAGCACGGATTGAGCCTGATGGCCGTTAAGGCATACCCACCAGCCCGATCGCGCGCTGTCATGGTCCGCAATCGGACTGGTCTCAAACGAGTGGTGGCCGCCCACTTCAAGTTGATCGCAAAGGATGCGGTCGCTCAGCTACAGCTCACACTCAGTTTGTTGGGGAAAAGCGATGACGCAAAGACCAAGGCAGAGCAGGCAATGGCCAACATTCACCTCAAGTGGGACGATCTGCCCAGCGAGGCTGAGCCATACATCGCCGCCATGGCCGTGGCGGGGGGAGAGCTTAGCATCAAGCAGCTCGGCGGTGATAACGCATATGAGGACTTTGGCGAGGGGATGCGGGCCAATGCCAATGTGTGGGCAAAGGATCGCGCGGCTGAGATGGTCGGCAAGAAGTGGGTTGGCGGTGAGCTAATAGACAACCCGAATGCAGCTTGGGGAATTGACCAATCTACAAGAGATTCACTTCAGGCCTATGTAACTGCGGCAATAGAAGATGGTGATTCTTCAGAAGAGCTTGCCGACAGGATTGAAAACAGTTTTGCGTTCTCATCGGAAAGAGCTATCATGGTCGCCAGAACTGAGATAGCAAAGGCTGATTCAGCTGGCGCAATCATAGGGTGGCAACAGACGGGAATGGTCAAGGCCAAGTCTTGGCTCTCTGCGGGTGATGATAGTGTCAGTGAAGAGTGCACCAACAATGAGGCAGAAGGGATCGTTCCACTTGACTGGGACTATGGCGACGGTGTCATTGCGCCTCCTCAGCATCCGAATTGCCGTTGTACTCTTCTTCCTGAACTCTCTGACGATGACTCTGAAGATGAGGGCTGATCTGTGAAGCGCATTTATTGCAACATTCAGAAGTCTGAAGAGCAGAGCGACGGCACAATGATTGTGTCCGGGATCGCTTCGGCTCCAACGATGGACGCTGATGGTGAGATTGTGACCACTGGTGCCATGGAAGCGGCGCTGCCGGACTATATGAAGTTTGGCGCAGTGCGAGAGATGCATCAGGCAAAGGCCGCAGGCACAGCCCTTGAGGCCACCATCCAGCCGGATGGCTCAACCTTCTTCAGCGCGCATGTCGTTGACAGTGAAGCCGTCAAGAAGGTCCGCAACAAGGTCTACAAAGGCTTCAGCATCGGCGGCAAAGTCGTGGAGCGGGACAGTGATGACCCCAACATGATCACTGCCATCAAGCTCGTTGAAATCTCCTTGGTGGATCGGCCCAACAACCCGGACAGCGTGTTCACGATGTACAAGGCTGAAGGGATCGAAGAGGGCCACAGCGCCGAAGAGCTTGCGGCGATTGCCCAACTATCGTCTCTGGTGAACAAAGGTGCCATTGTTCCCAGCAAGCTTGTTGAATTGGCGCAATCGTTCATCAAAGGAGTAATGACCATGAACCTTCAGAAGTCTCTGTGGGATGTGGCTGAACTCGCAAGCCTTCTGGGGCAGCTGAAGTCTGTTCAGTCCTGTCTGGCTTTCGATGCGGCCTATGAGGGCGAAGTCTCGCCTGCCAGCATGCAACTCAAGACCAATATCACCGATCTGGCCGCAACGCTGATCGCGCTCATTGGCGAGGAAGTTGGCGAAGTTGCCGGCACCACTGATGAGCCGACTGCGGAAGAGGGCGCAACGGATGTGACTGAATCTGCGGATGCCGCCGTGTCCAAGGACGATGGCGATATGGCAGAGGCAGCAGGCATCGCACCAGATGATGCGGCGAATGCTGATGAGTCTG